ATACATTGGGACTCCTTACTCAAACGACAGTGGTTTAAGGTTTTCAGCAGGTACAATACACCCTTGTAACAATGATGGCTCTCCAAGAGATAATGGTATTTATCTAGGATACGCCAGTGGACGCTTTACTGTAATTTATGCAGTTAACGGCACAATACAAACCTCTGATCAAACAGAAAAACAAGATATAGCATCTCTCACAGATACTGAAATGCTAGTAGCTAAACGTATCTCAGCATTGTTTAAGAACTACAGGTGGATAGATAAAGTTACTGTAGAAGGTGACGATGCTCGAACCCACACAGGTGTTATAGCTCAAGAAGTACAGGCGGCTTTCACAGCAGAAGGGCTAGACGCAAGTAACTATGGTTTATTCTGTTCAGACACATGGTGGGAACACGGCGTAGCTATACCAGCAGTTGAGGCTGTAGAGGCTGTAACAGAAACAACTATCGATGAAGATGGTAATGAAGGTGTTACAGTTATTACAGAAGCTGTTGAAGCTAAAGATGCTTACACTCGCATTGATCATTACCATGTAGAAGATGAAGCACCAGAAGGTGCAACAGAAAGAACTAGACTAGGTATACGTTACCCTGAGTTACTCTCTTTTGTAGCCGCATATAACGAACAACGATTTGCTTCTATTGAGGCAAGACTAACAGCATTGGAGGCTTAGAATATGTCAGGATACATTGGCACACAGCCAGTACCACAGGCTACCCAAACAAGGGACGCTTTCACAGCTACGAATAACCAAACAAGCTTCCCTACAAGTGGCTACACACCTGAGTTCCTGGATGTTTTCCTTAATGGAGTTAAACTAGCTGCATCAGACTATACAGCGACTAACGGTTCAGATGTTGTACTTGCGGCAGGTGCTACTACAGGTGATATACTTGAGGTTGTATCTTATGGTACATTCGAAGTGTTAAACCCTACGTTTGACGGTAATGTTACTTTTACAGGTAATGCTTCCTTTGGTGATAACGATAAGGCTATCTTTGGTTCTGAACTTGAGATATATAGTGACGCAACTCATGCTCGTATTCGAGAATACGGCTCTGGTCAGCTTAAAATCCAAGGCGACAATATGCAGTTACTTACTTCTAATGGTGCATCAACTTATCTTGAAGGTAATGCATCAACCAGTGCAGTCACATTATATCACGCATCTAATTCGCCTCGCCTCGCCACAACATCAACAGGCATTGAAGTTACTGGTGGTATTAATTATACTTCAGGTACTCTTAACTACACTGGAACGTCTGTACCAACAGGAGCTAATAATCAAGGGTTGTATGTACCATCTTATGCTATAGGACTAGGTGGAACATATGCTTCTTTAAATTTTCCAACTACAAGTTCAGCATTAACTACAACTGCTTGGTGGATGCTTGGGCGTGCTGGTGGCTCAAATGATCAATTTACTTTGCGAGTGCGTAGAGGAGGCACATCTGCAGCTGATCAAACCGCATATGTTGTAACCACTTCTGGAGCAGATTCAGCAAAGATTGTGGACAGCCATAAATGGTATACTGGTGGTTCAAATGGTACAGAACGTATGCGCATAGATGCGTCAGGTAATGTTGGTATTGGGACGAGTAATCCAGCATCATGGGCTAAGTTAGATATATTAGGAAGTGGTGGTTCACAAACTGGAGCAACTCAAGCCTTGCAAGTTAAAGCTCCTAGCGCTACGGCTGGAGAAGGGGTTGGTATAAGGCTAAATGCGGCTAGTGGTTCGCACGAAGCAGTTGGTATTATTGGTATGGTTAATAATGCATCTGGTAATGCAGGCTCTATGACATTCCATACTTATGATGGTGGTGCAACTATTCCTGAACGTATGCGCATCGACAACTCAGGCAACTTGTTGGTGGGTAAGACTACAGGTGCATTTGCAACGGTAGGTACAAAAATACAAAGCGATGGACAGACTGAAATAACCGCCTATAATGGAGGTTCTTTATATCTAAACAGACTATCATCTGATGGCCTTATAGTTGGATTTTATAAAAACAGCTCATCTGTAGGTAGTATTGGTGTCAATAATTCAGACAACTTAACAGTACAAGGTAACTCAGGACATTCAGGTATTGAGTTTGGTACTAATGCAATATTCCCACATAAAAATAGTGCCAATGTAGATAATACAATAGATTTAGGAGAAGGCTCACTCCGTTGGAAAGACCTCTACCTATCAGGCGGTGTATACCTCGGCGGTACAGGTTCAGCTAATAAGTTAGAGGATTATGAAGAGGGTAGTTGGACACCTACTACTGATGGAACAAACCCAACTGTGGCAAAGGCTAACTATACTAAAATTGGTAATTCAGTAACTATTTTTGTATACTTACACAATTTGTCTAATTCAACTAGTGACAAAATACATGGGTTACCTTTTACACCATCTGCCAATATGTATGCTTCTGCAAGATATCACTCAAACAGTTCAAATTATTGGAGGTATGTATTAAGAACAAATGCTAACGACACCAGTTTACGTTTTTTAGATTCCGCTGATGCTGGTGTAGCTATAACTACGGCAACAAACAATTTTTTAGTTTTTTCTCTTACATATGAAACAAACGCATAACCGACTGCATAACTTTAATTCAAACAAAACAAAAGACAAACATCGGAGACTTAACAAATGAGTAGAGCAAGAGATTTAGCAGACAGTGCTGACAAGGATATTGTAGGCACAATTACTGTTGATGGCCTTACTGTTGCAGGTAATGTCTCCGCAGACGGTGGCACAATCAAGCTAGACGGAAACTATCCTGTTGGCACACGAAATGTTGCGCTTGGGGATGATACATTAGCAGCGACACAGAGTTCTAGCGGATACAGTGTAGCTATTGGTGCTTACGCTTTAACTACAAACACAACTGGTACTAACAATGCGGCTATTGGATATGCTTCTCTTGACGCAAATACTACAGGTGCATTCAATACGGCGTTAGGTGGTTTTTCACTAAGTTCCAACACTACCGCAAGTAACAACACAGCGGTTGGTTATCAAGCTGGGTTTAATAATACTACAGCTTTAAACGGTACTTTTGTCGGAGCATATGCTGGTTTAAATAATACAATAGGACAATACAACTCTGCCTTTGGTAACTATGCTTTAGCTCTAAACACTAACGGCGAAAGAAACACCTCTGTAGGTCGAGCGTCTATGTACGCAAATAGCACGGGATCTAGGAACACGGCTCTTGGATATGATGCGTTAGCTGGTAACACTACAGCAAGTAACAACACTGCTGTTGGTTATCAGGCTGGGTATAGCAATACTACTGGGTATAACAACGCCATTTTTGGTAATCAAGCTGGGTATAGTAACACAACAGGCGCACTCAATACTGCATTAGGTGACAGCTCTCTTTTGGCAAATACGACAGGTGGTGCTAATACTGCTGTTGGTAGGTCAGCTTTAGGTTCTAACACCACCGCAAGCAACAACACTGCGGTTGGGTATCAGTCTGCTTATAGCAATACTACTGGACATTCAAATACATCTGTTGGTAAGAGTGCTTTATATACTAACACTACAGGTAATGAGAATAACGCTTTTGGCTACCAAGCCTTATATTCCAATACAACTGGCAGTACCAATACTGCACTAGGAAGAAACACCTTATATACTAATACTACAGGTCAACAAAACATAGCGGTTGGTAATAATTCTTTATACTATAACACAACAGGTTCTAACAACACGGCGGTTGGGTATCTGGCTTTAACAGCTAACACTACAGGCGATGTAAACGCAGCCTTTGGTCGTGAGACTTTAGCAAGTAATACTACAGGGCAATCTAACACTGCTTTTGGAACGAACGCATTGTATGGCAACACTACCGCCAGCAACAACACTGCCGTTGGGTATCAGGCGGCTTATAGTAATACTACTGGTCAAGAAAACAGTGCTTTTGGTGGTAAAACTTTACGGCTGAACACAACAGGCAGAGAAAATACAGCCTTTGGTGAACGTGCGCTAGAATATAATACCACTGCATCTAACAACACGGCTATTGGTCGTGCGGCAATGATACTTAATACTACTGGTGCTAACAACACTGCCTTGGGATGGAAAGCACTGTACAACAACACCACCGCATCCGATAACACAGCCGTGGGTTATCGTTCATTAAATTTCAATACCACTGGCGTTACTAATACCGCTGTTGGGATGCAGTCTCTTTATGTTAACACCACTGGTAGTTACAATACTGCTTTGGGAAAAAACACTTTACGTCTTAATACTACTGGAAGTTTTAACGTAGCTTTAGGTATGTATGCCCTCGACGCAAACACTACCTCATCTTTCAACAATGCGTTAGGTTATCAAGCAGGCTATCAAAATACTACTGGTTCAGTCAATGGTTTTGGTTATCGGGCAGGGTATAGTAATACTACAGGTAATATAGTAGCTATTGGTAATAGTGCCTTACTTAATAGTACTACTGCTACAGGAATCGTTGCAATTGGTAATTCCGCAGGTGAGTCACATACTACTCAATATGGTTCAACGTATATAGGTCATGTAGCAGGTTACAATTCAACAGGCCAAAACCTTTGTATTGGTTATGCATCAGCATACTCTAATAATGGCCCAACTTCTCTTACTTCAGGTGGGGGCAACACTCTAATTGGTACATACACTGGTGTTGCAGGAGCAACAAACTCAGGTAGTATAGTTATAGGTCATTCTGCTGTAGGAAAAGGAAGTAATACTGGGTTTCTCAATGCGACAAGTGGTATCTATCAAGGTAACAACTCTTCATCTTGGTCTACAACATCAGACCGTAGACTTAAGAAAAACATTACAGATAGCTCTATTGGTCTTGCTGAGATTAACCAGATACAAGTTCGAAACTATGAATACAAAACCAAAGATGACCTTTCAGAAATAGAAGCTGACGGATTAGTAGAAGCCGATATTATTGAAAGAGAAGGTGTGCAAGTAAGTGCCATAGCTCAAGAGCTACAAGCTGTACTACCTAAATGTGTTATCGAACAAGACACAGGCGTACTTTCAGTAAACACTGACAACCTTACTTGGCATCTTATCAAAGCAGTACAAGAATTATCAGCAAAGAACGATGCACTAGAAGCACGTATCGCAACCCTAGAAGGATAAAACAATGGATGAATTAACAGCAGAACAAATCGCACAGAACTACTCAGCAATGGCTGACTCAGTTGCACTTATCAATGACGTGATAGCAGGGAATGCTATGGCAGATGATGATGCAGAAGATCGACAAGACTGTGTAGATCGTAATACTCAGCACCTCGAACTAATGGTTGCTAAAGATTACTGGACAGATGAAAGTATGACTGCAACTAATGCCGCTATTACTGCTGGCAATAGTTACACGGCTGAGTAGATGCTTTTCGGTATATCACCTTTTTCAACTAGCCCTTTCTCTACTACGGCAGAGACACGCTTTGTAATACAGAGTGTTTCAGCTACAAGTACTGCAGGAAGTGTTACTGTTGTAGGTGAAGCCAATTTAGGCTTGACAGGTGTTACAGCTACTGGTAGCATCGGCTTAACAGTCGTCACTGCCAAGAGTGTTACACTTAGTGCTTCAGTATCAGCTACATCATCTGTAGGCACAACAATAGTAGCTGCAAACGCTAATGTAGTACCTTCAGGGGTTGACTCTCAAGGCAATATCGGTACAACTACAGTATTGGCAGATGCTAATACAAGCATCACTAGCCCAGCGCTTACAGGCACTGTAGGAACAGGCTCTAACATACAAGCTAAGGCTGTTGTTTTACCTGTAGGAGTAGCCGCTAATACTAATGCTGGTATACTTACAACTAAAACGTCTAACGTCTTTGAAATAACAGGTGTACCGCTAAACGTATTTGCTGGTAACTTTACAGTAACAACTGTACAGTTTGACTACGAAAGTCTTAAAGCAAGCTTCGACAGAAACCGTGTTGTGTTTATAGCCCCAACCAATCAAGGCTACAGCATTAACATTCCAGCAGACCCCAATAACAGAACAGTACTAATTGAAGCAATGGACACAGATAGAGTTGTACGTATTGCAGCATAAGGGATTACAATAATGTCATACAAATGGCCTGATAAAGATAAAGATGAAATACTAGACTACAGCATAGATTGGTCACGCTTCTTAGGTGATGATACTATATCAGGTGTTACATGGTTTATAGATGATTCTGACGGTACTAAGACCCTGATAGATGCAGGTGAAGTTGTTAATAATCTACAGATGGTACAAAAGACTAATACACTTACCGTAGCAACAATACGTTTATCTCTTGGCACTAATAACGTTAGATACAGAGTTACATGTAAGATTACTACAGTAGAAGGCTTACAGTATGAGCGTTCAGTATTTGTACGTGTTAAGGAGAAATAAGAATGGCCTATGACTTTATCGGGTTAGTTAATGATGTTAACAGAAGGCTTAACGAAGTAGAACTAACTACATCTAACTTTGCTACAGCACAGGGTTACTACAACCTTACCAAAGATGCTGTTAATGCTTCTATAAGACACATACACCAAGAAGAGTTTGAGTGGCCTTGGAATCATGCAGAAGAGACAGAGATCTTAACTGCAGGTGAAGTACGCTACAGTATGCCTTACGACAGTAAGACTGTTAATATGAATAGCTTTAGGCTAAAACGTGATGATACTCTTAACGTAGATACTAAACGTCTTAAAGTGTTGAATTACGAAGAATATCTTGACAAACATGCAGACATAGAGTATAACTCTAGCTCAGATGTAAGAGGTGTACCACAGTATGTTGTACGTGCGCCAAGTAGAGAATTACTGTTTGTACCATCCCCAGACAAAGCATATGAAGTAGTATATGAATATTACACTAATGGTGTTGATATGGATAAGGCATCAGACGTTGCTTCTATACCAGAACCATACAGACATATCGTTGTAGATGGTGCTATGTATTATGCTTATGTATTCAGGGGTGACACTCAGTCTGCACAATTATCACAAGGCAAGTTTAAAGAGGGTATCAAGAGTATGAGATCCTTAAACATTAACCGTACAGAATACCTAAGAGATAGACGAGTTCATTACTGATGGCTACTAATTGGCAGACATTTCCTATTGAGTTTAAGGGTGGCCTCATCTCTAATCTCAGCCCTCTACAACAGGGTGCTAATGCTGTTGGTTCTGCTACTATACTGCAGAACTTTGAGCCAGCTAGGTCTGGTGGTTACAGTAAAGTATTAGGCTATACAAAAGCAACAAACAACACTGTACCAGGAACAGGTCGTGTACTTGGTGTTAAAGTAGCTAACATTGGAGAGTATATAGCGGCTAGAAGTGATGGAGCTTCTACACCTAAAACTGAATACCACAGATCTTCTGGTGGTACTTGGTCTTCACTAGGTAAGGCAGCACTGTTAGGTGGTAAGATACGTAGTACTGAGTACAACTTTGGTGCAGGTGACTTCATTATAATGGTAGACGGTTCTAACTACCCAGCGCTGTTTAATGATACAGCTAATAGTTTATCGTTTATCTCTTCTTTGTCAGACTTACAGGGTGTAGAACAGGTAGCAGTGTTTAAGACTACAGTGTTCTTCTCTAAGGGTTCTAACTTATACTTCTCAGCACCTTCAGATTCAGGTGACTTTAGTGCCGCTAATGGTGGTGGTGTTATAAACGTAAGCCATGACATTACTGGCCTTATTGCTTTCCGTGATCAGCTTATCATCTTTAGTAGAAACAACATACAACGCTTATCTGGTACAACTCTAGCTGACTTCCAGTTAAACCCTATCACAGAAGGCATTGGTTGTTTAGACCCTGATACGATACAAGAGGTTGGTGGTGACATTATGTATATGTCTCCTGATGGTATTAGACTTTTAGGTGCTACAGACAGAATTGGTGACTTCTCACTTGAAGTTGCTTCTGACCCTATAGCTGATGATGTTTATAAGTTTGCTCAGAGTACATCTAACTTCTGCTCTATTGTTATACGTGAGAAAGCTCAGTACCGTATCTTTGGCTATACACAGTCAGAACAAAAGAAAGTTGCTCGTGGGTTACTCGTAACTAAGTTCTCTAACCAAGGTGCATCTAACTTAGCATGGGGTGAGACATCAGGTATAAAAGCATTTGTAGCAGACTCTAAATATACAGAGTATTCAGAGACTATTATATTTGCTAATGAAGATGGCTACGTATACAGAATGGAAACAGGTTATGCTTTTGATGGTGATCCTATTGAAGCTATTTACGAATCACCTTATATGCCTATATCAGATCCACAGATACGTAAGACTTTTTATAAGCTAACTACATACATTGATCCTAAAGGCTCTTTCAATATAGATTTAGCACTTAAGTATGACTTCACTCGATTTAACAACCAAAACCTAATACAGCCAGCAGCTACTACTATAATAAGTTCAGGTGTTGTTGCTTCTATCTACGGAGCAGTTACAGCCTTGTATGGTACAGCCGTATTTGGTGGAGAACTAGATAAGGTTTATCAGAATCAGATTATTGGATCAGGTAAGACTATATCAATACGTATAGAAGACAATACAACTAACCCAGCATTTACTCTAGATACAGCACTTCTTGAGTTTACACAGAACGATAGACAATAAAGGACAACTCTTATGGCAGGTTATACACGCCAAGATACGGCTAACAACATCGCTAACGGTAGCGTTATTGACGCAGACGATTTAGACGGAGAGTTTAACGCTGTTGAAAGCGCATTTAACGCATCCTCTGGTCACTCTCATGATGGATCAGCAGGACAAGGCGCACCTGTAACTAAAGTAGGTCCAGGTCAGGACATCATTGTAGGTACATCTACACTCTTACCTAAAGCTAATAACATTATTGATTTAGGATCTAGTGCAGCTCAATTCAAGGATGGGTACTTCGATGGTACTCTGTATACAGATACAGCTAATATTGGTGTGAATGGTTACACTACTATCATAGACAATTCTTACACTGTAGCTACAGGAGACTTAACCCTAGATGTAGCAGGTGATATTACATTAGATGCTGACGGTGGAGATGTATTACTTAAGGATGGCGGTGTTAGCTTTGGTAAACTAACCAACAACTCTAACCAGTTGTCTATCTTTTCAGGTAATGTAGAAGCTTTACGCTTAAATGGTGCAGCTACTTCAGCGCTGGGTACACTAGCAGTGACAGGTAATACTACAGTAGGCGGTACTC